GCCGCCCGCTTTCGTCAAGAGCTCGATCGACGGCCGCGGATTCGTCACGAGCTTGATATGCCGCTCGCGCGCCTTTTCGTCGCCGCCGACTAAGAGCCCGTCGGCGCCGCGGCCGATCGCCTTCGCGAGCTCGGGCGCCGGCGTGTGCGCCTTTGAACCGTTGCCGGCGTCCCACCATTTGACCTGTTTACCGGCCGCGGCAATCAGCGAAATACAGGCGTACACGTCGCTATTGAGCGCGTACCCGTTCGTCGCCATGCCCGCGTAATCCTGGCCCGTCCACCTGGCCGACGGCAACCCCGTACCGCCGACGACTCGAATGCTCGGCAGGTTGCCGCGGCCGTCGTTGATAATCGGTACGTCCGCCTTGCGCCCGAGCCCGAGCCGCGATAGCACACGTTCAATTACTGGCATAGCTTCAAACTCCCGAGCGATCGAGCCGGCTTCATTCAAACAACGTTCCTACCATCGGATTTTGTCGGAGTCGTTCTTGCTGTAAGCGCCACTCGCGGCGCCAACGCCGCTCGGCGCCCCACTGTTCAGGCGACGATTGCCCTTTTATCCGATTGCACGTCATGCAAAACCATCGCGTATTCAGGCCATAGTACGGCGGTTGTCTCGGGTCTACGATATCAAGTGTGACTGTCGGCGAGCCCGTTCGCCATGCTGCCGAATAGCTCGCGGCATTCGGGACAACCGTTCTTGAAAGCGTGCTCAATATCGTGCGCCATTTCCGCGACGTTCCAACCGTACTTGTCAATCAGTTCGCGCTTAGATTGAACGAGCCCTTTGCGAATGAGCTTAGGCGCGTGCGTGCCGATCGCGCTTTGCGCCTTGACCCGAAATCTACCAGGCCCATTCTTAGCTTCCGTTCGGCTTGTTAGACGGCAGAGTTTACAGCGAAGCTGACGATATCTTTTGCAAGAGCTCTTGCAAAAAAGTTCGGTTGCTCCCGTTGCTGAAAAAAAGCTTTCGCCGTACCATCCCAAGCATTTCACGCACTGCAACAATCGGTCCATTACAACCACAACCGAGCGGGCGAAGCGGCGACGTGCCCGCACCTTCGCCCGCTCACTCGCCGGCCGTTGCCGCGGCCGGTTTCCGTTTCCGCAAGGCGTTGCGGCTGACGACGGCTTGCGCGCCGTCTTCAAACTCAATCAATGCCGAATTTAAGGCGCCGCGGGCGAGCACGCGGCAATGCTCGCCCTTGCGATCGAGTTGCAAGAGCGGCGACGACTTCGGCCACTGCTTCAAGCGCGGCCCCCAAGAGTACACATATTCGTAATCCATCGGCCGTTTCCGATAAGGTGCGATAAGTAAACTTGGTTAGATCTAACCGCAACGTGGTATAATATAGAAATGTTGTTTGGAGCGACTAACCTATGGCTACTAAAGACATTGACCGATACGAATGGATGCGCGACACAGCTCAACACTTGCGAAGCGGCGAGCTTGCCGCCCTCGATCCCGTCGCAATGGCAGATTGGTTCGACGAAGTGAGTAATTCCGACCGCCGAGAAGTGAATAGCCGATTGGCTCGCCTGATTGAGCACCGCTTGAAACTTGATTACGTGACCGGCCCCGAATTGGAGCGCAACGAGCGCGGATGGGATCTCACCGTTAGTGAACAGGTTCGCGAACTGGCAAGTATCTTTGACGAAAGCCCGAGCCTTCGCAATCATCTGACGCCCAAACTGTTGCACGATACGTATTCGCGCGTCGCCCCGGTTATCGCGCGAGTTTACAAGGTTTCGCTTCCCGATCTGTGCCCATACACTACCGAGATCGTCAATGCCGCGTAAGCCCCAATGGTTCCGAGATTTCCCGACGATCGAGCGCAACTTATCGGCGATCGCCGAGCCGTTCTTAGACCGTCGCGCGATCGAACACGTTTTCCACGTTTCGCAAACCGAAGCCGGCCGGCTCATGCGGCGCATGGGCGCCATACAAGCCGGCGCCTCACACGTCGTCGTACGCCGGCAAGCCCTCGCATGGGTTCGCAAGATCGCCCGTACCGACGATTTCGAGTATGAAGCCCGCCGCGTCGAACGCGTCGGCGTCCACCTGGCCGAAGCCGGCCGCGTGCTCGCCGCCCGCTCGATCGCCGTACCGCCCGCTCGGTCCGAAGCGTTCGCCGATCTGCCGGCAAATATCGCGCTTGAAGCCGGCCGGCTTGTCGTCACGTTCGACGGCGCCGCCGAGCTCCTGCAGGCGCTTAATGAGATCGTACAAGCCGCGGCGCGCGACTTCCCTCGGTTCCAGTCGGCATGTGGTGATTGAGCGGGCGAAGGTGCGGAGAGTCCGCCGCTTCGCTCGCCCGATCGCCGTTTCATCCGATAATCACCGCGAGCACCCAAAGCGCGAGCCCGAGCGCAACCAGATTGACGCGCGACGCGACGCCCGCGGCGCCGAGCACGAGCGAAAAGAACGCAAGTACTAACAGAATCAAGCGAAGCATCACCATAAGCCCCCCATTTAGCCCGAGCGGGCGCCCGATCGCTCCATACCCCCCGGTATATTTGCCGTCGAGCGCCCTTCGCCGGTGGACGAAGCCGGCGATTCCGCGGCGCCGGCTTCGCGCGCTTCGATGCGAGCCATTGCCGGCGAAAGATTGTGGAGTAACCGCCATTCATCCGGCGTCAATTCGCGCTTGCCGGCGTCGCGTACCAACTGGCCGGAGACGCGAGCGATAGCATATTCGGCAAGTGTCATCGTGATAAACTCAAAACCGGCCGGCGCCCGCGGTTTCCTTCGCTTAGTCGTCTACAACAACTAAACCGTTGTCCCGCGGGCGATCGGTCATAATCTCGATTCGATCTGGCCGTCTTCGCTGAATTCGTCGCGCGCCGGAATCGCCAACCATTCCGGCGTGAGACAAGCCATTTCTTCGGCCGATAGCGCCCGCCGTACATGCAGGCAAACCGGCCTGAGCATTTCGACCGATTCGCCCGTACCCACGCCGTTTAGAACCGAGTACGCGAGCCGGCGCGCGGCGTTCATCACGCCGGCTCCCCATCGGTCCGTCGGTACCAGCTTGCCGGACCATCGCGCTAATGAGGCGTGCCAAACTGGACGCCCAGAATTGACCGTGAGTCATTTGTTGACCGTTAGAATAATCGACCACGGAATCTGAATTAGCCGGTATTCGTCCGAACTGCCGGCCGCTCGCGCGAGCGGATGCGCCAAAGCGTACGCCTGAAAAGGTGTCATTCGTCCGGAACCTCTTGCGCCGTCGTTTGGTTCCGGATATTGCAAGCCATAACAACAGACGGCATCGGCATCATAAGCTCAACACACGGCCGACGCGCGCCGGCTTGAGCATCAGATACGACGCACCCCACACGAGCGCGTCCACGCGGTTCGGCGATTTCTTCATCTGCCCCGGTACGAAATTCGCCATTTCATCCTCAAGCGCCGGCATACTGCCGACGTGATGGATTCGCCCTTGCTCGTATAGCGCCGCGATCGGCTCGGCGCGCGCCACTTTGCCGCGGCTCGCGTGCACCTTCTCGTACGGGATATTGCGCCGCTCGGTTCGCATCGTGAGCTCTACCATATCGCCGCCGTTGTTGGCTTCGCCAATCACCTTATCGGCTTCGTGCCCGTCGAACATCCCCACGGCGCGCGCCGCCCAACCTGCCGGCCCAAGGTGGCAAGTACCATCGGCGAGTACATAGCCGTCACCGTCGGCGCCGATGCCGAACGCCGAAATACCCGTATCGTCGGAATCTTCGCCGCTCGTTGTCGCCGGATCAATCGCAATCACGATTCGCACGAGCTCGGGCGCCGAGCGCACGCGCGCCCGCTCGATCGCCTCGCGCGTCCACAAGGCGCCCTCGGATTCTTCCAAGAGTTCGCCGCCGAGCTCTTGCCGACCAATGCGCGTACCGCCATAGACCCGCTCGAAATCGGCGAGTTGCGATGCCGGCAAGTTCGCCCGATTGTCGAACGTCGAGCCGCGCGTAACGACCGTACCAGGATCGGCGAGCAAGTCTTTTAAAAACTTGATCGGCTTCGGCGTCGTCGTCGCGAGAATCCGCGGATCATCGCCGAGCCGCAAGCCGAATTGCAGGTTGCTCCAAAGGTCTTTTAGCTTCGCGTACGCCGCGATTTCATCGCACCAGGCGAAGCCGTGTTGCGGTCCGCGCAACCGTTCCGGTTCCTCTGCCGAGTACAGAAACGCCCGCGTACCGTTATGGAACGTGACGCGGCGTTTCGACGGCTCATAGATCGGCCGTTGCGATGGCGGAAACACCGAAAGCAAGCCCGATTCACCCTCTACCATGACTTCTCTACAGTCGCCGGCCGTCGGCCCAATAAGCGCGATGCGTTGCCGCGGCGCCTGATTCACCACCTGGCGCACCGTCTCGGCGCCCGTCCGCGTCTTGCCGTAGCCGCGGCCGGCCATGATAAGCCACAAGCGCCAATCGCCGGCCGGCCATTCTTGCTCGCGCCGGCTCCAAAGCTCCCAACAATAGAGCAAATCGCGGATTTCCGATTCGCTCAAGCTCGCGGCCGTCGCCGCGATTTCGTCGGCCGTGACGCCGGCCGGCAAACGGTTAAAATTGATCGGCGTTGCGCCGCTAATCGAGCTCGACGCACTCGAAGCGCGCATATTCTCCCGCCGTGTCTGGATCCATGACGGCGCCGACTGTGGACAGATCGTAGCTACGCTCGATTTCGTCGCCGTCGTCATCCTCATATCGGGCGATTATCTCAATTTCTAGCCCGTCGTCAAGCGCGGCGATCGCCTGCTTGAGTTCGCCGATCGTCATTGCGTCACCATGCAATCGAGTATCGCCGAGCGGAAAACGTCGCGATCTTCGGGATAAATCTGCTTGAAGCCGTCCACCTGGCCGCGGCCGTTCGCCGTCGTGTATTGCTGGCTTCGGCCAATCACGGCGAGCAAACCGCCGCGGCTCGTATGCGTTCGGCCGGCGAGTCCATCCGGCGCAACCTCGCCGATTCCGATTAACTGTAGTGCGCGCCCGCTTCTCGCAATCTTCGCTTGCGCTTTTTCAAGCATTCGGATTGCGGCGCCTTGGTGGACTTCGTAAATCCTATCGCCTGCAGGGTTTAATACAGAAATTCTCATGAGGAAACACCTCGGGGGAGGAAAAGGCAAAAATTCCCTACGGAATCAGGAGAGCCGAGAGCTTCGGGCAATTCGCTCCAAAAACGGAGAGAAAAGGCACCCGAAACGCGTGGTACGCGCCTAAAACCGCACATCCTATCGCCCCTCGTGCGGGCAAATGTTGCATGGTTGCGGTTCGGCTACAAGGCTATCCCATTTATGCAGACGACGGATATAGGGAATCACCCGATGCCTTGAGATTGTGAGCAAAAACGAACAAACGCAATTATGTTTTGGATTCGGCTTCGGCGAGTATGGCGCGAGCCCATGCCCGATCGCGCGGCGTTGCGACGGCGTACGTAAGGTATGCGCGCGCCGCTTCGCAGTCCCGTTCCAGATCGGCCGGCGCCTGCTCACGCGCGAGCGAATGCAAGGCGCCGACGACGGCCGACGGCATCGAACGCATCAGCAAGCCCGTAAGCGATCGCACGCGTATACCAGGCGACGTATCGTCCACACGGCGCCACTCCTGCAGCTTCATGCGGACGATCAATACAAACTCCCGCGGCGTGAGCTCGGGATTGCGCGCGATCGACGCGCGCCACATGCGGCCGGCCGCGTCATCGTCGATTTGCAGAGCTTCGCCGATGCGTGTAGCAGGGTCCAGAAAACGTGCTAAATACGCGTTTTCGGTTTCGGCCGGCAACGGCGAGCGGGCGCCCGTCGTCGTCGGTTCTTTTATGTTTCTTGTTTCAATGCTTACGAGCGGCGAAGCCGTTGATAAATGAGGACATGCCCAATTCCAAGGGCAGTAGGTTTCAGGTTTTTTGCAATTAGCTTCGTCGGCGACTGTAGTTAACTTCAGTTCTGGCGGTAGTGTCGTTCGTATATCTCCACGGGCAACAACGAGATATACGCCAGAATCCATTGCGCCTGTTCGTTCGTCGCCTTGTCCACTTCCAATGCCGCTATCAGGTCCACCGTTGCCGCATTCCGCTTTATCCGTATGCCCGTCGCATCCCACGATACGAACGGCTCCAACGCGCTCCGTTTCTGCAGAACCTCCGGACTCAGCCCGACACTCGCCCATTTCCTCGTCAGGCCGTCCAGGTAATTGTCTTTCCGCGCTTTGAATTTCAACCGAAATTTCCTCATTTCCTATTGAAGTTAACTTCACTGATTCGCCAGCGGCCGGCGCCATCAGAGCGGCGATCGACGCTGCGGCATGAACCGCCGCGGCCTTCGTTCTTTGCCGGCACGTACGCGCGGCCGGCAACGGCGCCTTATCGAAATTCTCCGGACACGCCTTCACTCCTCCCCGACCATCGAACGCGATAAACGCCTTTTCTCTCAGTGCCGCAAGCGCGAGAAAAATCATCCGCTTCGACTTGCCAGTAAGCATCTGGTACTCGATTATCGAAATCTGCGCGTACTCCGGACGCCTCGCCGCGGACTCGGTTTCTCCCATGATGAACTGGACAATCGGCAGTTCAATACCAGATGTTCGACGCACGAGCGGATAAAAAACGCTCCGATACATTTGAATCCAACCACCCCTAAATGGCAATTCCGAAATCGGAGTTTGCGGTCTCTTAACGGAATATTCGTTATCAGAAGTCGTTGAATTATTTGAAGAAAAATCGCTTCGCGAAGCGGATTTTCTGTTGGGAGTTGCCCGATCGTCTGTTATACTCGTTGCAGTTTCAGGCCGCACGGTAATACCTCAAAGCTTCCCGTTTTCGGCCTTCATTGACGGCGCGATGGTTGCACATCGCGCCGTTTTCGCGTCTAGATGACGGAAACGGCGTCAAGAGTCCGAAAACTTTTTCGATCGTGTTTACGATATCACAATAGCCCAACATTCGGTTAACCCCCATGTTGGACGCCGCTTACGGCAGAATTGCGGTTACACGCGAGACGGCGCCCGCCGATCGGGATTCAACCGGCCGGCACCCGATGTTGGCGCCGTAATATCCCCCACAGTGTGAGCCCGAAAGCACGCACCTGCAGACGACGGGGAGTCCGTCTTCGGTGGACTGATGCGGGGAATTTCCCCCCGCAAACCACTTCCCTGCCCCGACCAAGGTACAGCAAAATGTAACCGAGACAAGGCTAACGCCAATTTCACGTGGAAGTCAACGCGAAGAAATCGCGAAGAAAAGGCAAAATCGCTCAAATTCTCAACGAGCGGGCGCCGGCGCGCTTGCCCTCGATCGCGTCCAGATCGAGCCGGCGCACTCGCCAATGTCCACCAGGCCGGACGCCAACATCACGCGCGGCGAGCTCGCCCGAGTTGATCTCGGCGAGCAAATGCGACGCCGGCAACCCCGAGTACGCCGCGGCTTCGGCGAGCGTGAGCCACAGCCGGCCGGCGCCGGTATCCGCGGCGTCGTCGATATCGTAATCGTCGAGCGGCAACCGCGACGGCCGGACGGCGAGCGCACCTGGCGCCGGCTTCGTCGCCGCGTCGCGCCGGTACGCCTCGATTTCGGCCGCGTCAAACATGATCGCCTCCCGCTTCGTTTCAGGGTCAAACTCCCGATGCCGTGTGAAAACGCCGGCCGCGGAAAGCTCGATAATCCGGCGTATGCTCAGTTCGAGCCGATCGGCCGCAATCTGCTTTGTGAGTAATTCAAGTTTTTTGGGCATTGCCCGAGAATAGCAGAATGAGCGGGCGAAGGTGCGGACAGTCCGCCGCTTCGCCCGCTCATTGGCGCAACAACAAAATTGCGGTCCACATTTCGACGGCTGCACGGCTCAAGCCGGCCGGCAACGGCGCGCCGATCGCCGCGGCTTGCGCTGATATGTGGATTTGCGGTTCCGGCCCGTCGAAATCGCGTGACGAAATCTCAAACTGAATCACGCCGGCTCGGGCGAGTTCGTCGAGCACCGCGACAACCTCGCGCCGGCGCGCCGCCCGCTCACTCATGCGCTTTTGCGAGTCCCGGCAATCCACGCGATCGAGCCGGCCGGTACCTCGATCGACTTAAAGCGCGACTCAAGCGCGTATATCTTGCCGGTGGCATTGACGCGGAAGTACGCCGCCTTGCGTAGTACGCGCTTCATCACGAGCGTACGCAGCACCAGGCGCCCGCGCGCATCCCAAACGTCGTAGCCTTGCCGAAGCCGGCCAAATTCTTTTTCGAGTTCAACGAGTACCGCTTGCATGGCTTCACCAATTAGGGGGAGGAATAAAAGGCGAACCGGCATATATTGTGCCACGGTTCGATATTCTGTGAAAGTACGTTTACGCTCGCAATCGCAACGACTTTCGGCGCATGATAGATAGCACGGGAGCATTCAACCGTGGAGCAAGCTAGTCTGATCGACGATTTCGAGCCGGCGCCCAATCAGGCGCCGGCGCCCAACAACGGCAACGGCCGGCCGGCCGGCGCCCGCAACCGGAAACACCGCGCGCTCGAAGCCGCGGCGCGATCGCGAGCGTTGCCGCTACTGTCGAAGGTCATCACGGCCGCGGAAAACGGAGATATGACCGCGGCCAAAATTATCTTTGATCGGATCTGGCCGAAGCCGCGAACGGCGCCGATTCAATGCGAATTGCCCAAGACTGAGACGCCGGCCGACGTGCGCGCCGCGATGCTTGAGGTAATCCAGCGTGTAAGCCGCGGCGAGCTCACGGCCGACGACGGCGCCTCACTGGTAGCGATGATGCGCGATGTACTCGACGCGCACTCCGTTAAGGTGCTCGCGGCCGACGACGACGACGCGGCGAATATCGGCGACGTGCGCGAAATCTTCGCGAAGCGGCTCGGTCGGATCATCGAAGCACGCGCACTGCCGGCCGACGACGACGACGGCGACGACTAACGCCGATTCTGAATATCGAGCGCCACGATTTTCAAGCCGGCGCCGCTCGTTCCCACCAGGCACGTATACGGCGTGCGGATTTTTGCGCCGAAACTATTGGACGCGTCCACATAAGAGACGATCTTGTAACCGTCCGTCAAGCGTGTGATATCGGCTTGCCGCGGCGCCTGAAACTCGGCGCCGGCCGGCGCTTTCAGGCGATCGCGTACGGCGCCCTGGCACATGAACGCCGCGGTATAGCCGTCGCGCTGCGCGTTGCTCGCCGCCTGTTGTTCCGGCGTCGGCTTGTTCCGAATCACAACAACCATTATCAGAACGAACGTGCCGATAATGAGCCCCATACAACCGAGCCCGAGCTTATGGCCTAATTTCATTGATTCCCTGCCCTTCTAAATTGCGATGGGCGCCCGCGGGCGCCCGATCTATTCTTTTTTTACGTCGCCACCTGGCCGGACTCGATCGGCACCCAAGGGTACGGCAAGTATTCGACGATCGGCCGATCGCTGTTTGGATTCGGCACCTTGGTTTTAATGATCGTGACCGGCTCGCCGACGCCGATACCGCGCGCTTTGAGCCGTGCGCGGAATAGTCCGCCTTGCGTGTCGGAAAGATAAAACCGCCCTTCTTCGGCTTCAAACGTCCAATACGTGTCGAACGGTGGAAACGCCGAGTCCCGCTCGCGGCCGTCCAAGTCCATCATGTGAACGACTAGCGGCGAGTCGAGCTCAAATTTAATTTTCATCGTTTGTCCCTTTCAACCTTTCCACGCACTTGTGGAGCAACCATAGCAACGTAGGATCTTTCCGGCCGCGGGCGAGCTTGACCGCTTCGCGCAAGATAAAGGCGAGCGTCGCATCGTTCGCCGGCCGACCGAGCGGGCGAGCGGGCGAGACTTCCGCCCGATCGCCGCTCACAAGTACCTGCAGTCCGTTACGCTGCATTGGAACGGGCGCCGCCTTTCGCGAGATTGATAAACGCCGAGAGCATGAGCGATCGCACGTCATCGGCTTTCACCGCGTTGCCGTGCTGCGAGCTCGCATGAGCGACGGCCGCGGCGAACACGTCGGTAAGCGCGTTGGTTTGCGCCAACAAGTGAGCTTGCCACGGTTGCGCCATTTCCGCCACCTGGCGGACGGCAACCGGCGCCGCGGCCGGCGCCTTGCGGCGCGCGACTTCGGCGAGCGATGCGGCTAACTGCCGTTCCAGATCGCTCGGCGGTTCCGGCGTCGATACGGCAAACGTTCCATCGCCGCGTTCGCCGATCGCGAAGCCGACGCGCGCCACTTCCCACTGAATCGACTTGCGGCCGTTGCGGTTTACTTCGCGCTTGCAAATCTCGATCGCTTCGCCGGCCTTTACGCCGAGCCGTTCAAACCGATCGTGCAAGAGATTGCCGACCGGCTCGGACACGTAAAAGGCGCCGGCTTCAGATATGAAGCGGTATTGCTGTCCGCCAAATTGCGAGTCCACCAGTTCGCCGGCGATCGAACGCATACGCAGTTCGTTGGGTACGTTTGTTTCAAACTTGAGTGCCATGTTATGCAACCTCCCGGCCGGCCGCGAGCTCGCGGCTAACCCACCGGAACGCTTGCGCGTACTCGGCGTTGGTGTAAGGGAACCCCTGCACGCGCTCTTGCGCGGCAACGATGCGAAGTGTTTCGCGCATCGCTTCGGTAGTGTTAATCGTCGTGAAATTCATTGTTTTTCCTTCGCGCTTTTAAGCCTCGCGGCTGTCGTCTACTCTTTTAGTATGCTTGACGTGAGCGGAATTGTCAAGAGAATTTTTTGAATGAGCGGGCGAACGGGCGAAGATTCCGCACTTTCGCCCGCTCGCGGTTTAGAACGTGAGGAACGCTCGCCGGCAAGCGTCGCCGCAATAGATCGAATCAAGGCGAGCGGGCGCCGCCTTGCAGTTCACGCACGCCGGCGCCGCATACTCGGCGCCGTTCCAGTGCAGTTCAACCTCGACGAAGCGCGAGCCGTTCCAGCGATCGACGACGACGACGCGCGGCCGGCCGGCCGGCTCGGGCGCCGCGGGCGCCACCAGGCGCCCTCCGGTTGATACGCTGGCCATGAAGTCGGCCGCGGTCATGCTGCCACCTTGCACGCGGCCGGCGCAAGCGCCGCGGCGAGCTCGGCGAGCGTATCGCCGGCAAGGTGAGTGCTCACCCACATGACGCGCGCCACGCCGTCGGCGTCGTCGCCGTCTTCAAATGCGTTGAGCTCCCACGCAAAGCCGTAATCGCCGCTCAAGTCTACATAGCGATCGCCGGCGTGATTCTGAAAGCCGGCGCCGTACCGCGTCCAACCGTTGCGTTTGAGGTAATTGCTCAGTTCCATTGTCTTTTTCCTTCGCGCTTTTAAGCCTCGCGGCTGTCGTCTACTCTTTTAGTATGCTTGACGTGAGCGGAATTGTCAAGAGATTTTTTAAATGAGCGGGCGAAGGTGCGGAGAGTCCGCCGTTTCGCCCGCTCGATCGCCTTTAGAACGGGCAATCGTCGCCGGCGCCCGCGGCGAGCATCTTAACGGCCGGCGCGAACGTCCACCGAATCTCCAAAACAACCGGCTTGCGGCGCACGGCAACCGCGGCGATCGCCGCGGCGTCGCCATCTTCCGCGGCATCCATCATCGCCTCAAGATGCGCCATGCATTCGTCGCACGCGTAAACCAGGCTCACGGTACCAGGCACGCGGTTTAAGTCGCTTACGACTTCGCCGCAATTGTCGCAAGTGTTGACCGCGGCATAGCAAAGCGCGTCGTCGTAATTCGCTTCGGTGATCGTGCCGGCCGCTTTGCGGCTGTTCAGGTTTTCAGTAAAGAGATTCATGCTTTTGTTCCTTCGCGCTTTTAAGCCTCGCGGCTGTCGTCTACTCTTTTAGTATGCTTGACGTGAGCGGAATTGTCAAGCGCGAATGGAAATAAAAAAGGGCGCCCGTTTGGGCGCCCGTCGTTACTGCAGGATGGCCGGCCGCGGCCGGTTAGCTTTTGAGCTTCGCCATTTCCTGCGTAAGCGTCCATAGCGCCTTATTCAAGCGCGTATTTTCGCTGATACCGTTTACCGGCCGCGTCGTCACGTGGCGCCGCGTTTCGGCGTTGCGGCCGTGTAATCCGCCGCCAACTAAATTCTCTTGCGCGCGGTTAAAGGTGTTCCATAGCGTCGAGTCCGAATCTTCGGTACGGCGAGCGCGCATGACCTGATCGGCCGATACGGGCGCCGTCCCTTCGTCGTAGCGAAGCGCGAGCGCGGCCGACGCGTACGCGCGTTGCTCGGGCGCCGTGAGCCGCAACGCCTGAAAGTTCGCCGCGGAATCAATCACCTTCGGAAATTGCTCGACGACTTCGTAAGACGCCTCAATGATGCCGTCGGCCGAACCGGAATGACGCACGTTGATCTGAGAGAATTCGCCGTCCGAAACAACCATGCCGTTAGTGCAAACCAGGCGAAATAAGCCGGCGTCGAGTTTGTAAGCCGAACCGCCATCATGCGAGTTTGTCAACACGAGCTCGGGATAGATGACGCCGAGCGCACGAGTTGCCGGCGCCGAGCCCGCGCGCATATCGCGGAATCGGATCACGTGTTTCGTAAAATCGCCTTTCCCTTCGATGCGCGTACGCGATTGCGTCGCGGCGACTGGCTGAAAGCCTTCGGCGCGCATCCGATCGACAACGGCGGACGTGGGAATAAAGGTGTAACGATCGCTCATGGCGTGCCACGGTTGCGCGGCAAAGATCGACGGCGCCGCGGCGCGCAATTGATCGTTGGTCATGGCGTAATCGGTGCGGAACATCTGGTAACGGTTGCTCATTTGGTTTTTTCCTTCGCTCTTTTAAGCCTCGCGGCTGTCGTCTACATTTCCAATCATACTTGACTTGAGCGGACGTGTCAAGCGATAGCGCAAAAAAAGATTGCGGCCGGCGCCGGTGGACAACCAAGCACCGCTCAAGTTAAGCTAAAAGGTATGAAAAAAGAGACGAAGAAAAAGAACCCGCACGCCGTTGCACTCGGGCGATTGGGCGGATTAAAAGGCGGGAATGCGCGAGCCGAAGCGTTGAGCGATGCCCAGCTATCGGCGATCGGACGAATGGGAGGGCGCGCTGGTGGACCCGCGCGAGCCGCGGCGCTTACGCCGGCGAAGCGTAAGGCGATCGCGCAGAAAGCCGCGGCCGCACGTTGGGCGAATAAAGCCGAACCAAACGCAGAATGAGCGGGCGAAGGTGCGGAGATTCCGCCGCTTCGCCCGCTCGTTTATTTTTGCCGAACGGTTGACAATACCGTACTGTATGTACGATACTGTAATTACCGATGCGGTTTGAATGGGACGAAGCGAAAGCGGCGAGCAATGAAGCGAAACACGGCGTCAAGTTTGCTGTTGCCGCGACGGTGTTTGCTGATTCAAACCTTGTGTTATTTGTCGATGCCATCATCGACGGTGAGGAACGCTGGCACGCAATCGGCGCCGTACCTGGCACTGTGTTGCTGTTGACAGTCGTTCACACGTACCGCGACGGCGAAGAAATCGTACGGATCATTTCCGCACGCACCGCAACCCGCAAAGAGGTAAAACGTTATGCCAAAAACCTTGAATAAGACGGTGGTTTTCAACTACGAACCAGGCGACCCGCTCACGCCCGAGCAAAAAGCCAACATCATCAAGCTAATCGAGAATCCGAAGCGCGATGAAGATATCGACCTGTCCGACGCGCCCGAAATACCGGACGATGCCGTGCTCGTGCATTTCCGGCCGCGCAAGGCGAGCGTCACAATGCGCCTTGATTCGGATGTACTGGCGTGGCTCAAATCGTCCGGCGAAGGATACCAGACACGCGTTAACGAGCTCTTGCGGCAAGCGATGAACGCGAGCCGCGGCCGGCGCCACGCCTGAAAACCAGGCGAGCCCCCAAAACGCAAAACGAGCGGGCGAAGGTGCGGAGAGTCCGCCGCTTCGCCCGCTCGTTTTGTTTCCGGCCGGCCGGCGCCGGCTTACATCATCTTGTTTACGACGGTTTCGACGCTCGCCTGCAATGCCCCGTCGGTAATTTCGGCGCCGGCCTCTTGTACCGCGGCGTCCATGACGACGGGCGATTGCAACTGGCCGGCGACAAATTCGGGATTTTGAAAACACTGCAACGCCCAACGCTCGCGCGTATTGTGCGCCGGCACGTTGCTAGCTTCGCCGAGTATCGAATCGGCGTACCTCAACGCGGACACTTTCACACGCCCGCGGAAAGCGGCGTCATTCATGAGCGCCGCGGATTCTTCATAAGTTAAAGCCATAATTTCTCCTTTATGTCCACTCTGTCCAATGAGTCAGGCCCGCGGCGTTTATGATGGTTAGCTGATACCACAAATTCGGCAACACCCAAAACGAACACGTTGAGTACGCCGCGGTATTCCCTCCGTTGGTCATTTGCGCGACCTTGGTGCCAGCATTAAACCCACCCGAAGACGCCGCGTTTGCGTCTACGGCCGCGCCATTACCAGGCCCGGAATTGATACATACCGTCACACACATTGGCTTGCCGGAAGTATTTTGGTATGCGTTGCCGATGTTCCTTGAAGTCCCCGCGAGATTTCCCGATGAAGCCGTTACCCCGCCCCCGCTCGCGGCCGGCGCCGCCCATTGTCCATCGCCGCGGAGATATACGCCAGAATTTGCAGTGCCGGCGCCGAGCCGCGCGCTGGCGAGCACGCCGGACACGATCGCCGATGCATCGTGAGTATGTACCGTCGGCGCGAAGCTCAACGGCGCGCCGTTGACGCGAAACGCGCCGGTACAATTCACGTCGCCGGCCACGTCGAGCTTATACGCCGGCGTAACCCCGACTCCGACTCCGACCCGACCGTCTGCGGTAATCCTCATGCGTTCGGCCGGCGCCGCACCGTTCGCCGTACTGAATACCAAGTCGGCCGCGTTATTGCCGACGCCGTACGTACCAATCGCCGCCGCATAGTTCGTATCGACGAAATAGAACCCGATGACCGGCCCGCTGCCGAGCCCATACGAGTCACACGATAACCGCAAGGTTTCGCCGCCTGAAACAGTCCGCACGTGCAACGGTGCAAGCGGACTCTGGACGTTGATTCCGAAATTGCCCGCCGACGTTGCGCGGAAGATTTCGGTCTGTCCCGCCGAGCCGCCGAAGTAAATCAAATCGCCCCCGTACGGTGACGACTCTACCGACATACGCAGTTCACCACGCAAAGTCGCATCCAAAAAGCGGATTGATACGGCGTCATGGAGTGCCCCTGTACTGTTCTCCAACGTCAGTACCGGCCCAACAGCGCCACTGGCGGACTTGTTCATGTGGAGTGTACTATTGATCGCAGCCGCGCCGGTATGTCCGATAGCGACGTTTCCCCCGCTCGGTTGTAATAGGAGATTACCGCCCGCCGCGCCTTGCCAGTTCTGCAACACACTGGCAAATCCCGCGGCGTCGGTATAAAAATAACCAGCCTGCAACCCAAACTGAATATTACCGTCTAAGCCTAAATGGAATTGATGCGCCGTTGAAATGCTGCCCGACGTTGACGCCGCGGCGACATGCAAGCGAGAACCAGGCGCCGCCACGCCGATTCCCATATTGCCGTTGGTGTCTATAATCATGCGTTGCGCCGCATTCGTGCGAAACGCAAGCGTTGCCGCCCCGAACTCAATCGCCGCAACCTCTGATGCGTCCACGCGCCGGCCGACTCGCCAATACGCCGAATCCCAAGTATTTCCGGCCGACGCACGCCATAAAGCCGTGCTGAAATCATCGGAATTTGCGCTTAACGCTTGCGCCATTTGCATGATAATGCCGGCGCCGGCTGTCGCGGCGAGCGAGCCCGCAACAATGTTGACTTTCGCCGAGCTTGCCATACCGCCGATACCGATCGCGCCGGCGTTGTTTAACAGGAATCCGGCCGCGTCGATATTGCTTGTCCAAGGCGTTTGAGAACCGCCGAACGAAACGGGCGCCCCGTTTTTCCGAAGCGTGCCGCTATAGTTGATATCCCCCGTCACGTCGAGCGGGTACCCCGGCACCATTGCGACGCCGACGCGCGACACGTTCGCCAATTGGTAACCGGCCGCGTCAACATTTGTCACCCACGGCGTTTGAACCGCGGCGCCTAATGTCGTCCACTTCATACCAACCGACAACGACGTATCCGCCTGCAGTACTTGACCGCTCGCGCCGACGGGCAAGCGCGCCATGACGTTTATGTCATTGCGTACCATTAGATCGCCCTTGATAACCGTAGGATCGACAACGGCGCCCGTCACCATTGCGGCCGTGTAATCGCCGCCTTGCGCGATGACCGTACCGGCGCGGCCAAAAACGCTAATCACGCCGCCGCCGCCACCCGTACCGGCCGCGGCCCATGTGCCATCGCCGCGAAGGTAGACGCTCGCGCTCGCGACGCCCGTACCGAGCCGTGCGGTGGAAAGCACGCCCGAGACGACGGCCGCGGCATCGTGCGTATGCGGCGCCGCGGGAAACGTCGCCGGCACGCCGATCAATTTAACCCAACTGAGCGAAGTCAACCAGGCGGGATCTGGATACGAACCAAGCACCGATACCGCGTTTGTGATTTGCGCGGCCGTGTAGTCGCCGGCTTGCGCGACGATCGACCCGAGCCGACCGAAAACGCTCCAAACGCTTTCGGCCGTCCACTGCAAGCCGAACGGTTGCGATGCATTCGTACGGAGCACCAGACCATCCGCGCCGGCCGGCAAGCGGCCGGTTCCCGCGGCGCCGCGGGCGAAGATATCGCCCTTCGTCGTGAGAGAGTCTACAACCGCGCCCGTCACCATTGCCGCGGTATAATCGCCCGCTTGCGCGACGACGGCACCTAAGCGCCCGAAAACGCTCGCAACGGGCGCAACTGCCGGCGTTGCCCACCTGAGTTTAGCCGGCGCCGCCGTGTCAACCGTGAGCACCTGGCCGGCCGCGCCGATCGGGAAGCGCCCGAGCGCGGAGCCGTCGCGGGCGAGAATATCGCCGGCCGTCGTCGTTGGATCGGAAAGCACGCCGGTTGCGCCGGCCAAATGTACGTTACTGAGCGTATGCCCTTGCCCGTCCACATCACCAGGCCACGCATACGCGCTCGATCGAATCGCGTTGATATGCGCGGCCGTAATCGTCTGATTTGGCGATACGTCCGGTGGCCAACCGGACGGCACAACCGCCCGCGGGCGAAGCCGGACGGGAATATCAGACACGTTCCGCCCCCGAGCGATCGACGCCGTTAACCTTTTCGTTAACCTGGCCGGCCGGCGCCGAGTCCATCACTGGAAGGTGCGGCGCCGGCATGATCGGTTGAGGTTCGACGATTGCGAGCGAGTTCGGCGCCGCGGCCGGCTTGTCCGGCACTTCGCCTATCAGCTTCGTACAATCCATGCTCAACTGGTACGGGCGAACGGGCGCCGGCAAGCCCTCGGTTTGCTCGATAATCGCGACTTGATCGGTAATCGTCTGTTGCAATGATTCCGATTTCATTTCGGCCTCTTTTGCGAGCCCGAGCGCCCGCAATTGCTCAAGCCGAAGCGCGTTCAATCTTTCAACACCGTTGCGGAATAGTTGCGCCGCGGCCGGTGATAGCGTGTGTTCAAACTTCATCGTTTTTCCCCTTTTCCTCTAATTGAGCGGGCGAAGGTGCGGAGAGTCCGCCCGTTCGCCCGCTCATACCGTCTCGCGTGGCGGGAATATCGTCCCGTCGGCGAGCGTGTAACCCGTTATCAAGCCGCTAACGACGTTGAGCGGCCGGCCGGCCGGCACCGTGCCGGTGAAACTGGCATTGCCCGTAACCGCGAAGCCCGAAGCGCGCACCTGGCCGGTGAAGCCGTCCAAAAAAATCATCAGCGAACCGCCGTTGTTTACCGTGAGCTCGCCGGCGTTTTCATGGCCGGCCGTCGGCGAGCGGACGAACGCGCCGGCCACACTTCCGCCACTCCCCTTGAGCACGAGTCCGCGGCTGACAAGCGATGCCGTCGAATCGGCCGGCTTCGCAACGCGCCATTCAATCGAGCCGTACGTGGCATCGTACGTCGTCGGACTCGACGCAATCGAACTGCCTTCGGCCGGCGTGCCCGTCGCGCCGGTGATCGTAAACGACGCCTGCCGGATAAACAACGAGCCGGCCGTGTTCGTATAGATCGGCGCATTGCTGTATTCCGTACCGCCGAAGCCGGCGAGCCGCCCCCATACGCCGAAATAGGTGTTAGCCGGCACGCCGGCGCCGCCCATATCGCCGAGCAATGCAACCAGATTTTGCGACGTGTCGTAAACGGCGACGCGCGCCGGCTTGTTTGAGCCGTACCCTACGGCAAGCTCGATCGTTGATAGCTTATCGGATGTAATCGAGCCGGCTTGGATCTTAGCGGCCGTGACGGAGTTTGCCGCGAGCTCATTTGCCGTGATCGCGCCCGCGGCGATCTTGCCGGCGATGACGGCGCCCGCGGCGATCGCGCCGGCCGTTACCGAGTCGGCCGCAAGGTTGCCGGCGACGACGGCGAGCGCGGCGATTTTGCCCGCTACCACCGAGTTTGCGGCGAGAGCTTGCGCCGTGACGCTGTTTGCCTGCAGAGCTTGAGCATAGATCGCGTTCGCCGCCACTGCGTTAGCCGTGACTGATCCGGCCGCAAGCTCGGTTGCTGTCACGGCGCCCGCGGCGATCGCGTTTGCCGTGATTGCATCCGCGGCGACGGCGCCGGCCGTGACGGAGTTTGCCGCGAGCGCGTTTGCCGTGACTGCGCCGGCTTGTATCTTTTCGGCCGCGATCGCATTTGCCGCGATCGCGTTTGCCGTGACGCTCGACGCCGCGAGCTTCGGCGCCTGAATCGCGCCGTCCGGTATCTTTGCCGTCGTAACGGCGCCGTCGGCGATCGCCGATACCGTGACGGCGCCAACGTCGATTTGCGGCGCCCGTATCGCGCCCGTCGGTATCTTCGCCGTGACAACCGAGCCGTCGGCAAGTACCGTACTCGTGACGCTACCAGGCGCAAACTGGCTTGTTTTTAATTGCCCTTCAATGTCGGCCGTATCAACAACCGCCGTCCAATCGTTGCCGGTTCGCCGGTACAATTTCCGATCGGCCGTGTTGAGGAAAACCGCGTCGGCCGGATACTGCGCCCATTCCGCGCCGGCCGGCTTGTGATTGACGGTATAAACCGGCGCAATGCCCGCGGCGAAGTCGTCGCCCTCGATCGTTCCCGGCGCGATCGACGCGGCCGGCGCCTTGGTCGCCTGCACTGGTACGCGTTGCATCCGGCGCAACATGTACACCAGATCGGGCGGACGACTCCCGAGCGTCGCCGAGTACTTGAGCTTATGGCCGGCCGTCGTCGGCCGCGATCGGTCCGGCGCCATAATCGTAATCGTGAGCGATCGCAGAATCAGCGATGTAACCAGGCCATATTTCCACGCCTCGATTTCGACCGTCATTCCGCGCGCAAGCCCTGGCACAAAGCAACCGGCCTGTATCGTGTATTTCGGCGTGGAACGCAACCCCACTTCGGTATCGGCCCAAAGCGCCGCCGTCGCCGCGTCGGTCAAATTCCGATCAACGAGCGTAACCGAGAGCACGCCGAATTGCGCTTGACTCCCGGTATCTTCGGCCGTCGCGCGCAGTTCGCCGGCGTCGCCGACGGCGCCGAGCACCAGCACGCGGTTTGCGGCGTCGCTGAAATCGCGCGTATAGCTTTCGAGCTGATACGCTTGTGTCGTCGAGCCGTCCGGCCGATCGGATAAACCGAACGGCGCCACGATCGAGCCCGCGGCGTAGTAATTGACCTTGCCGTTATAGCCTACATTCCACTCGCCGCCCGTCAACTGGCAAATACTGTCGAGCAAATCGCGGACGCGTTGGTCTTTCGCCTCGATCAATCCAAGGCTCGCCGTAAGCGTGATAATCGAGCCCGCGGAAAGCTCCGGTACTTGCTTGATCGCATCGGCAATAATCGTTGAATCCGGCGTGCCGTCCGGCCAACTTTGGGTAATCAACGCCCGCTCAAACAGAATCCCCCAATCGGACGCGTGTACCGTTAGCCGTATGTGCGGCCCTTCGGCGTCGCGATCAACGGCGAGAATGAAGCCGGCAAACTGAATTTGCGTCGTATCTTCATCCCATATAACAAGCTCGTCCCATTCGTTGACCGTCCACGTGTACTGAAAAGATGCGTGATCGTATTGCGCGTGATCGTAGCGCGACTCGCCGAACCGCTGAAACAACGTAAGCTCACACGTCGAAATCGCTTCGCTTGAATCCTGTTGGATTGTGGCGGATTCTACTAACGCGGCAACCGATACGTCAAAGCCGGCGACGGCCGCGCGCAATCTCACGCCCGAGCTCCCTGCAGGCGCATTTGCGTTGCGATGCGGCTTGCAACCGTCGTCGGATCTGTGCCGGTAAGGTTCATCGTCATAGTGGCGCCCGCGGCGAGCGTGTCGAGCTTGTACGCCATCTTGCCGAGTAGGTTTACAACCTGATCCATGAGCGTCATTTCGGCCGGCCCGCTCGTGCGTGAGTCAGTGAGCATATCGGCGAGCGTTGCCGATGCGTTGTAGCAGTGCGTTTCGATCGCCTGCAGGCTCGCGAGCGCCGTACCCGTATTACCCTCGGTTTTCCATAGCGTCGTAAGGAAATCATCTTTCCAGAGTGCGTACTCTTTATGCCTGTCCCAATCATCGCGGCGCAAATTCGCAAGGTCATTCGCGGTTTGCAACGTGTGATGCACAATCACGTCAAGTGATTTGTTCATGCCGGCCATCTGGAAATTACCGATAACCGAACTGATCGCCGTTACCGCGCCGCTGATCGCCGATATCCAACCAGTGAGCCCGCCCCCTATCGCGCTCGCGGCGCCGCCCGCGCCGCCGCCACCAGGCGCGCCGCCGCTCGGCACGCCGCCCGCGGCCGGCGTCTCGCTAAACACGTCCTTCGCTTTTGATCCGATTTCTCCCAACGTCGAGAGCACGCCGCCGAGCCCGTTACCGCTGAGTAAATCCTTAATGGCGCCGCCGATAAAGTCGCCGATCGCTTTCGCGGCCGGCTCGATAAACGAGCTCGTAACGGCTTGCCCGAGCCCCTTTAGCGCCTCTTTGCCTTTTTCACCCCATGACATATCGCCATCCCAAAGCGATTTGGAAATGTCCTGCGCGAAATTGGTGATGACGGTAGACACCGAATTAGCGAAGCCGTCGAACGCGCCGGCAACGGCCGGCGCCTTGCCGTCGATCGACGCCTTGATATCCGACATTTGCTGAGTCATCAGCGCCGGAATTTCTTCGCCGTTCGCGATCATCTTTTGCCGTTGCGCTTCCAACAATTTCAGGAATGCCGAGTCTTTTTCCCACTTCGTCGCGTCCGGCGCCGCGATCACTTTGTCGTATGCGGTTTGCGCGTCGGCCGCGATCTGCGCGAATTTCGCCGCCGACGTGATGCCGAGCGTTTCTAGCCCCGAGTTCATCGAAGCGATCGAGCCCACGGCCGGATCTATCGCCGGCTTGATTTGCCCGAGCTTTTCGAGCACCTTCGGCAAGCCGTTGTTGCCGGTGAGAGTGTCGAAATGCCCAACCAGTAAGCCGGTTTCCGTGTTCACCTTTTCGAGCGCCGGCGCCATGCCGTCGCCGAACTCTTTCGTTATGTCATGGCCGGATAGCTTCGCCGCGGCGATATCGTTCGCGAGCTTTTGATGCGCGGCGCCTAGCTTGCTCGCGATCGCATAAAGTACGTCGTTTTTCTCGATGAGCGGCTTAAATTCGTCGGCGCACGCCTTCGCCTCTTTGGCGAGCGCCTTTGCCGCGTCCTTCTGTTCCTTCGTCGCTTCGGTACTGCCCTCGGCGCCCTTTTTCACGCCGTCGTGACTTGTCTTGAGTTTGTCGAGCGCGCCGGCGAGCCCGGTATGCGCGGCTGTCGATTTTGCCGCTTCTTCTTTCGCCTTTTTCTGCGCCGCGGCTTGATCGTCGGTTGTCTTTTGCAGTTTGCGGTTGAGTTCGGCCGAATCCGACGCCTGTTTGCCGTAATTCTGTAGCTCGGTTGCGGCCGACTTGAGAGCTTGCCCCACTGCCGACGACGCCGGCACGAGCTTTGCGAGCCAATCGACAAAACCGGCAATTTTGGCGACGACGGCCGCGAGCGCGTCTTGAATTACCGCCATGATGGCATTCCAGTTTTGGTTTACCCAAACGCCGAGCGCCACCAGGCCGGCGACAACCGCGGCGATCGCGATCACCCAACCGCCGAGCGCGAGCACCGAAACGCCGACGGCGCCGGCCGCGGCCGTAATGATCGGCATGAGTGCGCCGATCGCGATTGCCAACTGGCCGGCAATCAAGAGAACCGGCCCGAGCGCCGCGGCGAGCGCGACGATGGTAAGCGCGAACGCCTGAACCGGCGCCGGCAATTTGCCGAACCACTCGACGGCCGGCAAAATAAACTCGTTAACGAGTTTGGTTCCCACGTCGAGCAACGCGACGATAAGCGGCGCGAGCGATTGCCCGAGCGCAATACCGGCGGTTTCTACCGAGCCCTTGAATTGTTCAAAGGCGCCGGCAACGCCCGAGTTGAGCGTATCCGCCATCTTGCGCGCGGCGCCCTCGGATTTATCAATCTCTGTCGTCATCGCGGCCCACGCCGGCCCCGAATCCTTCATCAGAACCGCCGCCGCGGCCGACGACTCGCGGCCGAAAATCTTAAACATTTCCGAAGCGCCGGCGCCCGATTCCTTCATCTGCAACATGATCTGATCGAGCGGCAAGAGATTGCCGGCCGCATCTTTGGTTTCGACGCCGAGCGCGTTTAGTGCCGCCGCGGCTTTTTTGCTCGGCGCCTCAAGCGTCGCGAGCACGCCGCGCAAGCCCGTACCGGCTTCGGTTGCTTTCAAGCCCGAGTTGCCGAGCAACGCAACCGCGGCCGTCGTTTGTTCCAGGCTCAAGCCGGCAAGGTTCGCAACCGGCCCCACTAATTTCATGGATTGTGCTAGATCCTCGGCGGAAATTGCCGACGCGCCGGCGCCTTTCGCGAACACGTCGGCGACGTGTCCCGCGGCGCCCGCGGCGAGCCCGAATTGCCCGAGCGTTTCGGCCGTGACTTCGGCCGCTCGGGATACTGAGAGCGTACCGGCCGCGGCAAGATCCAATACACCAGGCATCGCGGCGATAGTCTGCGAAGTGGTGAAGCCGGCCGCGGCAAGATCGGCCATACCGTCGGCCGCTTCTTTCGCCGAGTACTTCGTGTCGGCGCCGAGCTTCATTGCTACCAGGCGTAGCTTTTCCAGATCGGCGCCCGTCGCATCGCTCACGGCGACGATCTTGTTTAGCGACTGTTCAAAGCCGGCCGCGGCCGTGACGGATGCGCCGGCGATCGCGAGAATTGGCGCCGTGATGCCGAGCGTGAGCGAAGTACCGACGCTCGAAAGCGACTCGCCGGCCGATTTGAGCCCTTCCCATTTGCTCTTTTGTTCGTCGATCATCTGGCCGACTTCCGAGCCGAATTTCTGGAAATCGGAAAGCGCCTGATCTACGGCCGCTTGTATCGTGATCGAAAGTGTACCGAGACTGAGCCCGCCGCCCATTGCGCCCATTTGCGTTTACCCCTTGCCCCTGTTGTCGATCACACGCACCCCGAGCCGTCGAATTTTCATCAGGAGTTCATCGCCACTCGGCAAGTCGCGCTCGGCCGCTTCGCGTGCCCGCCGCTTGAGCTCGGCGCCGTTCATCATGTACCGCATCGGGTCGAATTTCCGGCGCTTTGAGTTGACGGCCGCAACCATCGCGACAATACGCGCCGTTTGCCAGTCCGCGATATTCTCGCGCGCCCGTTGAGCGTCCACCAGGCGCGCGAGCTCACGCAGTGTTAGCCGGCCGAACTCGCCGGCGCCGATTCCGCTTGTGTCTCGGCACTTTGCCCAGAGCCGTTCCCACTGCTCAAGCGTGAACCGCGGCCCTTCGGCGCCGGCTTCATAGGGCGAGCCGGCGAGCCCGCGGCCGGCAATGCCATTGTGACGGCTTGCGTAATAACCGGCATCAGTGCGGGAAAATCAACCAGGCCGAACATACGCGTTACATCGTCGCGGACGATCGCCGGTTGAGCGTCAATCAGGCCGGCCCATAGAACATCGCTCATGGTTGCGAGAATCGGCGCAAGCGCCGCGTACTCGCCGGCCGCGAGCAACCGGCCGTAGTCCTGCAGAGCGGCGCCCATACGCCGGATATCGTGCAATAGATCGCCCTTGCATTCCGCGGCATATTGAATAAAGGCGATTGCACGATATCGAAGTATGAAATCTTGCCCGTCGAGCTTGATCGGCTTCGACGCATTGACAAGGTTTTCCATAACTTTACGCCGCGAGCTTCGCCGCTTCCGGCGCGCCGGCAACCGTCGGAACCGGCATGGTATCGGTGAGCGTGATCGGTCCGACGATGCGGATTGTCGGTTGAATTTCCTGCGGATCATCGGGATTCAAGGCGCCGAAACTCCAATCGCGCAAGAACCCTTTGAACGTGCCGAACGTTTCGCCGGCCGTCGCTTCGGACGAATTGAAGCGGATTACCCAATCGCGTACTTCGCCGCTCGTGAACAGTCCGAATAGCCCGTCGGCGCTTTCGTCCTGATCGGCCAACGCCGGATCAAACAACACCGTCAATTGGCACTCACCAGGATCTTTGAAACCCTGTATGTAGTCGCGGTAATCGCCGGCGTCGAGCGTCGTTACGTCCACTTCGTCGGCCGAAACATCGACGTTGCCGATTTCGGCCACCTGGCCGACGGCTTTGTACGCCGGCGTCGCGCCGCTGCCTAAAACGAAGATCTTTGCACCCTTACCCGTAAATTTTGCCATTGCCTTTTGTCTCCCTTTCGAGTTGTTAAAATTGAATCCTCATGGATTCGTACACCCTGACATTCGTACTCGGCGCCGCGGCCGGCGCCGCGATCGCGGGCGCCGGCTTGTTCATCGGCTATCGACTCGGACGGCAAGCGGCGATTACACACGATGGAATCAACCAGGCGCGAGCCGTGCGCGATCGAATCGTGGCCGGCATACTTGCGGACGGCGCCGTTACTCAAAATGTGCTCGCCGACGGCGCCGTAACCGAAAACCGCATCGCGGCCGGCGCCGTTAAACCTAACTGAAAACCGCGACGGTGAAACGCAGCACGCCGTGACGCGTGATTCCGTCAAATTCGCGCAACGTTTGCGCGTACGTCCAAATCGTGTCTACCCATTGAAAGCCCGCGGCCGGCAAGCGTTGCCGATCGAGCGCGTCTTTCACGCGCGCCATGAGTTGCTGGCTTTCCAGCATTCCAGGTTGCCGGCTCCAAATATGCACCGTGATTTCGAGATTGATTCCCTGCTCGCCGAGCGTATCGACCTGATCGCCGAGAAATTCGCCGATCGTCACGTAGGGAAACGCCTGATTCGGTCCGGCTTGATCGAGTACCGGCACTGGCGCGAGCGCCGGCCCGAGCGCGGCGACGATCGCGGTTTGTACTTCACTGAGCGGTAACATAGGATTCGATGCTGGCAAAATGCGAAATCGAGCGGCAATTAGAACACTTCAAAACGGCTTGCACTACCGACGCCGCGGAAACCGCCATTTGGATTAAAGCCCTTGAATTTGTACTCGGCAACGACGCGCACCGCCTCGCATACGCCGAATGGTTGCGCTCGATCGAGCCCGAGCCCATAACAATCCCCATTGACTACACGCCGCGCGAGCTCGTTTTGCGTCATTCGCTACTCATGACACTTGAACGGCTTCGCTGAACCGAGCGGGCGAACGGGCGAGCCGGCCGCACCTTCGCCCGCCCGATCGCCGCTACAGCGTTTTTACGTCCGGCCCAAGGCGTTGCAGATCGAAATAAAGCCCGCCCGCCTCGGCGTTCCTCACCAGAACGGCCCACGACTTCTCGGCGCCGAGCTTTTCGGCGTACTCGGGCGAGTTCGATTTCGCGTTCGTCCAATTCGTTTTGAGACTCTTGTTATTGATGAACGCTTTATCCTGCGCGTCCGCCTGCAAAAATTCATAATTCCCGTAGGGATCATGAACCGGACCAGGATTCAGCACGTCAGTATTCTCTTTTGCCGGCAAAACCGTGCCGACGGCCGGTGCTTCGTAAGCCATATCGTCTATCTCCTTTTTCAACTTCGGATGCGTCCACACGCCCGCGGCGAAGCCGTGGCCGGCGAGCTCGTGAAAGTTTTCCCATTCCGCGGCCGTGTGCCGGCGCCGATCGGCGCACGCGTCACACGTCGTCATAGCGCCACCCGAGCATGAGCCGCACGATAAACCGGCGCAACCAACCCGGCCGGCGCAACGGCACGCGCAAGGCGCCTAATACCATCCATTCCGCCGACCTAATCCCGCTGGCCTTGATCGAGCCCGCGGCGATCGCGCCGGCCGCGATCGTCTCCGCCGTAATCGAGCCGGCCGGCGCCGGCTTCGCGTCGTCGTCGAGCGTGCGAAACGGATCTTGTCTTTTGCTCATGCGTGTTGCTTCCTCGATCTCAGAAACGCGGTATCGGGAGAGCGCCTCAGCCCTCCTGAAAGCGTCCAAAGCATCCTGCTTGCTCATGCCAGTAATTTCCTCAATTCAGAACCGACGAAATCGCGCAAGCGGTTCAAATGGCCGCTCATGCCGGCCTTGTACGCCGGATATAACCAGGGTCTTTCCGGCGTGCCGCGTTCGCTGATCGCCCGCGCGATCGGAAACGCCGCGGACTCCGGTATCCCTTTGCGCGCGCACCAGGCGCGAATTTTATCTAGTGGCGGAAAATGCGGCGCCGTCCCAAACTCGATAAACGGTGCGTGCTTCGCCGTCGAAAAGACGACGACGGAATTACCGAGCCGCGAAACGCTAAACTCGATCGAGTCGTAAAGCTCGTGCGTATCGTACGCGTCGATTTGCATGACGTTTTTGCGCGCTTCGTTGCGGATTTCCACGGCCGTTTCGACGTTCGCCGAGTTGACCCAATCGGGAAATTGCGCGCGCAAATTGCCGAAATTCGCCTTTATCTTCGCGTCGCCGGTGATCTTTGCGCTAAGAACTCGCGCCATTGTTTACAAGTCAGGCTCACTCTGTGAGCTAGTTCGCGTGAATGTCGGCCGGCCGTCTGGAATCGAGATAATTACAAACGCACAACGCACAATAAGCCGTCTTGAGCGTGCCGATATCGGCCGGCGCGAGCGGACACCAGAACACATGCCCGCAACTGAGCGTCACGAGCGAACCGGCATCGTCGGCCGCGATCGAATCGACATTCCGCGTAAAATCGTCGTTCACTGCGCGCCGGCCTCTTTACGCTCGCAAATGAGCTTTAGCCACGTTTCGCGAGCGTCAAGGTTTTCCGGCTCGCCGACGATATCTAGCAACTGATCGCGCCACATGACGCGATAGACGGCCGTAATTCCCGGCTGATACCGGATTGTGATTTCGTGGCGTACCCGATCGGCGACCTGATCGCCGGCGAACGTCGGCCGGCCGCTCGGCGTGCGGACGTTCGCCGGCGTATCGGCAACCAGGCCGGCCGGCACGGTTTCGCGGTATCCGCCCTGGCCGTCCGGCGTGAGCTCCATTTGGAAAAGCGCGATCCACTCGCGCAAATCGCTAGCCTGCATCGTATTTCATACCCACGTTTCCACGATCGCCCAATCGTCGCCCGGTTGCCGCCCGAGATTGAATAAGCCGGCCGGCAACGCTTGCCGCACTTCGTCGAGCGTCCGGCCGCGGGCGAACGGCTCGCCGTCGTCGATTGGTTCGGCCGTTCTGCCATCGTATCGCCGGCACACAAATTCATGCGGAAAATCGCTCGGCATCCCGTACACCGTGTAAAGTGTGACCGCGGTTTTCGTCGTCACCCGCTTATCTCGATCTGGAACGGGCGCCACAAGTCCCGTATGCCGTCCGGTATGCCTTGCCCGCCCATTGCCGCGTACTTTTGATCGCGGCCGCCCGATCGGGATTCATAGAGCACCGTTGCGTACTCTAGAATCCCTTCTTTGATGCCGTCCGGCACGTCGGCCGGATCATCGCCGTAGCCCGACTCAAACAGTACCGATGCGGCGCCGGCAAGCGGCGACGCGAGCTTTACCACGTTCCATTCGAGCGTGTACGTCGTCGGATCGACGACGGCGCCGCCCGCGGTAATCGACGTGACGCCTTGCACCTTACCCCGCGGCAAAATGAGCATGAGCGTACACGCACATGTGAGATCATCCGGCACGTACAACGCCTGCAGAGTTTGCGTGAGAAACGAGCGCCGCGTGTATTGCTCGCCGCGACGCGTCGCCGCGGCGAGCTCCCGATCAATCAATTCCGGTTGCCGATCGACCGTGAGCCCGTTCAACCTGGCATGATCTATAAATTCTGCGGCCGTAACCGGAATACCGGCCGGTGGTGTAACAACCTCGATTTGCAGAAATCTCATAACGGGTCTACTCCGGTTTGATCGGCGAGCCGCAACCACTCGTGTATGTCCGATGCTGTCTTGAGCCCGTCAACGCCGGCGCGCAACGCCGCGAGCGCCGCGGCGCCGGCCGCGTCCTGCATCGGGTTCATATCCCACGCCGGCGAGTCGATCCACTGTTTGAAGTACGCGCGAATTAGCTCATAGTCGCGATCGCTGAGAGATTCGACGCGTAATAGCTTGCCGATCGACGCCGCGAGCTCGCCGCCCGTCTCATAAGTCCAGTACTTCGGCGCCGCTGGATCGCTCGGCAACGGCAGCGACGGATTGAGCGGGCGATTGTGCGGAGTGTCCGCCCGTTCGCCCGCCCGTTCGCCGCGTTTCCCCCTCATAGCGCCTTGTTTTCCGGCGCGCCGTCCATCGCCTTGTTAACCGGCGACTTCGCCGGCTTGCGTTTCGGCGTCGGCTTGATCTTTTTCGGCTTCGGTTGCTTCGGTTCGCCTTCGGTCATATTGCCCCCAAAAACGCCGGCAAGAATCCCGCCCGCCCTGACAAGAGAGCGGGATTCCCCCGGCAAAGTCCGGCCGGCACCGTTCGCCGCGGCCGGCCGGATTATATCTTACTTCGCGCCGCGGCGTACCGGCGTTTCGTCGAGCTCGGTTGTACCCGTCGGTACTACGCCCTTCTCAAACGCCTTTACTTGGAAGATTACCAGCGCAAGCCGTTCCTCAATAAGAATCGTCACCATGTTCTTAATGAAGTCGTCTTCGTTCTGATTGGCGACCTGTACATGCACGTCTTCGCGATCGAGAATCTGTGAATGCCCCTGAAAGGCGCCCGTCAAAAACGTGCCGGCCGCTTGATTCGCCGACGCCACCAGGCGAGTACCCCAAATGCGCCCGCCCGTCGCATAATCGAGCGGATTGCTGAAAATGTAATTGCCCGTCGCGTTTTTCAGCATCGCCACATGACCCCAATCGGCCGGATTAACTACCGAGCCGTCGGCGATGAAGCCCTTTGCGGCGAGATCGAACACGGCCGCGCCGATCGCGTCCACCAACGTTGCGCCCGTTGCGGGCGCCGGCGCCGGCGCCGCGGTTGCGACGGTGTTAAACCCCTGCAGGTTCGGTGGTGCGCCCGAGCCATTCAAGAGTTGATTGTCTTCAACCGTCTGAATGCCCCAAATCCCGTTGTTTTCGACCTGGGACGCGAGAAAGGGCAGATCGTCGAAAGTCTGCTTGCTCATTTTGAAGTAATGAGCAATCGTACGGACAACCGACGTGCGCGGCGTGAATACCTTATCGGATTTCGGCTTCGCCGCGCCCTCA